TGGAGACCGCACCGATGCCCATCGAGACCACGCCGGTCACGATCGACAGGTCGCGCAGGGTGCCGAGGAACGTCTGCGTGCCGGCATTGGCACGCGACAGCGACTGGATGACGCTGCCGTTTGCGTTCGCGAACGTGGCGAGCGACGGGTTGGCGCGCAGAAGCTGCTGATTGAACTGGGCCAGCGACTGCCCAGCACGCATCATGCCGGTGATAAAATCACCGTTCGCCAGCTGCACCTCAACCTTAATCGCCGTCGTCACGTCCTGTTCCTGTCCTTAAGTAAGTGCTTACTTACCTCTGCTTGCGTGTCTTCGCCTTGAGGGCCTGCAGGCCCGCACGGTCGAACTGAGTGTCGAGGCCGGTCTTGGGATCGAGCACCAGGGTTCCCGGTGACTGCTGCTCCCACACGTAGACCGTGCCCAATTCCTTCCGGAGGTTGTCGGTGAGGAACTCGAAGCCCTTCTGCGATCCGACACCCGCCAGGATGTGGGCCTGCCGGAGATCCCGTTCGGCCCAGAGGCGCTCCACCTGGTTCGAGAGGAACCAGAAGCGCTTGATGGGCATCGCCATGAGATCGTCCCAGGCGATGCCGAACTCCTTCATCAGGCGGCTAAACAAGAACTCGAAGTCGAGGCTCTTGATTACGCCGCCGGGACGTTTCCCTCCGCACTCGGCTTGGCGTCGGCCTCATTGGTCGAGGCGACTTCGCCGCTCTCGCCGCGGGCGATGGCTGCCAGCTGGTAGATGACGTCGACCGACCAGCCGCGGATGTCAGCGGCCTTGAGCGTCGGGAAGGCGCGGCCGATCAGCTTGACTGCCAGCTCGATCTCGTCGACCGGCGAGGCGTTCAGCGCGAGCGCTTCGATGTCGCGCATGTTCTGGATGTAGGTCTCGACGGAAGCGGGCACGAGCTCATGGCGCACACCCTCGACCTCGATAACGAGCGGGCTGGGACGAACGAGGCTTTCGAGCTTGATGACGGTCTGGGACACGGGAAGTTCTCTGGTTTGGGAAAAGAAGACCGGCGCCTGGGGAAAGACGCCGGTCGGGAGCTATCTAGCTATCGAGCTACCGCCTATTAGGCTTCGGCGGTGTCGTCGCCGACCGAGAACAGGTTGCCGTCTTCGTCCACGTAGCCCTTGAAGACCGTGTTGAAGATGCGCTCGTTCTCGAGCTGGTAGGCGAACTGCAGGGCGCCGCCGGTGGCTGCCTTGTAGACGGTGAAGTCGTCCTCGCCGGTCGTGCCGACAGGGCGAAGCACGAGCTTCTTGGCAACCGACAGCAGGTTGATGTTGACGCCAGGCGTCACCACGACCTTCTTGACGTCGGGGTCGGTGGCGTCGGTAATGAGCTCGGCACCCGGCATGATCTTCACCAGGTTCTCGAGGGTGGTTTCAGCGAGCGGCACGGTCACCTGCACGGTGCGGCCGGTGATCAGCTCACCGATCGGGGTGTTGCCGGTCTGGTCAACAGTGACTTCGTGGGTCTGGGTTTCCACCTGCACTTCGACGCCGCCCTTGGTGAAACCGAGGTCGATCGCGTCAAAAAGGACGGTGCAAACGCCGAGCTTAACGTTCTCGGTCGAAGAGGCCATGTGGGGTTCAGTCTCCTTGAATGGGTAAGTAAGTATTTACTTACTGCGGACCCTACCCCAACACCCCATCTTCCATCAAGGAAAAAATAAGTATGTGCTTACTTACCGAGCTATAACGCTACGCCGCCCAGCCCGGAACGACACCGAAGGCAGTGCGGAAGTTGAGGCTCCACTCGATCCCGTTACCCTCAAGGCGCGGGAACTGGATCGGCTCCTGGCGCGGGTAGAACAGGTTGATATGCGCCGGGCCGTGCTCTTCGGTCGCCGGGTGCTGCTCGAGGCTGGTGACCAGGAGCGCCTTGATGACCTTGTCGCACAGCTGCCGGCCGATCACCGGGTCGGTGTGCCGCACGATGAGCTGCAGGTCCGGCTTATACCAGCCGAAGATGAACGGATCGACGTTGACGCCCTGGAGTGGATCGCGCGTCATCACACCGACATTCACCTCGGCCGGCATGAAGTTGCGGAACAGGCTCTCGCCGATCACAGCCAGGCCGGCGTCGGCGATCTTCTTCTCGATGATGTCGTGGATCATGCTTCTTCCCAGTCTCCGATCAGCCGGAACACGTTGTAGATGCGGTCGGGGACCGTCTTTTCGACTTCATCGGCAGCGCGCTCCATGAACTTGCTGCCGACGCGGTAGCCACCATTGCGGGCTTCCTTGCGCTTGGCACGCTCGAGGGTCTCCGGCCGGGTAGCGAGCAGCTCCCAGCTCTCGTGGATCCGCATGGCGTATTCGCCGACGTCCATGCCCGACGACACCGGGCCGCCCATGAACACCTCGGCATACCAGCGGCGCTTGGAGGCCCTGTCCGGCTCCCTGATCTGGATCGACTTCTCGAGGTCGTGGGTCAGGAACGGCGACATGGCGCGCGCGATGCGCTGCGTATCCTTGGCGATCTTGAGCATCTCCTCCTGCAGCGCCTTGGTGGTGCGACCCTCAAGGTTCTGGAAGACGATGCGAGCTTCTTTCATGCCGGAGACGCGCAGCGCTGCTCTCATGCCGGGAAGAGCTCCATGTCGACCTCGTAGTGATCGAGGGCCCCCATGACCGAGCGCCGGCCGTGGGTGGCCGCGATCTCGTAGGTCACGCCGTCGAAGATGAACAGGTCGCCGATCTTGAGCGACACATAGGTCGGCACCAGGATCTTGGCGCGCACGGCGACGGTCTCGTCCGCGGCGCCGCGGGAGGCCGACGAGTCGGCACGCACCGAGGTCTTCTGGGCGCCGACGGCCAGGTTCACGGGCGCAAACGGACAGTCCCGCTCGGCACCATAAGCGCCGCGGCCGTGCACGTCGCGACCGGTGCGGGTCCGAAGCTTGCCAGTGGAGTTGGGCTCAAACATCGGCGGGCTCCCGGGCGAGGTAGGCATCGGTATTGGGGTGGAAGATCTCGGTCGAGACGTCCTGGTAGCTGTCGAGCTCCTGGCTGCCGTCGAGGGCGATCGACTGCATGTAACCGCCCTGCCCCATCACCGCGGCCCGGCCGATGCCGTGGTCTGCGAGGGTCAGCATGACGATCTCGTTGTAGGTGGCGAGCAGCGAATGCCGCCACATGGCGCGCACGAACTTCTTGCTCGACCACTTACGCGCGTAGCGGTCGTGGAACATGAACTTGAGGTTCTCGGAGTTGTTGATCCGATACTCGATGAGCGCAGCGCGCTCCTGCAGCCCGCGGGCCCGGACCATGCTGGCGACCTCGAGCTGGATCTTGTGCAGCTGCCGGCGCACGAGCGCGATGTCGCGGTGGATCTGGGCGATAAGCTCGTCGGCGACGTAGCGCTCCATCTCGCTCAGATGCGCGAGGGCAGTCGGGGTCATCTCTGCGCTATCGACGCTCTCGATCTCGCTCAAAGTCTTCTGGTGAGCGTCTGAAGCGATTTCAGCGATCGTCCGGGCAATGTCGTCGCGCTCGTCAGCGAGAAACGTCTCAGCGAGCGCGTAGCAGTCTGCGACGACGCGCGTGATGTGGTCGGCGTAGCCGAAGTGCTTGTCGTTGAGCGCCTGGTCGAAACGATGCTGCCAGCCCTCGCAAAGGCTGGCATAGCGCATCGCCGATACCTCGGCGGTCTGGGTGAGCTTCTTGCCGATCACGACCGGGCGATCCTCACCGAGAAGTAGATGTAGCCGGTGAGGTGCGCGAGGGTCGGGCTCGAGACGCCATAATCGATCTTGCCGGCGCGCAGGGTGACGCTCGACTCGCCGATGGTCTCGGTGACGATGCCGGCGCGGTGCTTGCGGGCGGTGTTGTCGCCCTGGAGCAGCTCGTTGGCTTCGGCGAACTGGGCGGCGCGGAGAGCCTTCTTGAAGTGGGTCGGGAACTCGGCCCAGTCCTCGGCGGTGACCTCGGGCCACTGGTCGCGCATGATGACCGTCTCCTCCTCGACGCGCAGCCGGCCGGTGTCGGGGTCGCGGAAGGAGAACTTCATCGGGATCTGGGTCAGCCGGTTGTAGGCCTCGATCAGCGCGGCGTGCCGCTTATCCTCGTCGGCGACGATCCAGCCGGAGGTGTTCACCTGGTCGCGAGCCATGAGCTCGGCCGCCTCGTAGCTGAGGAAGGTGTTCTGCAGCAGCTCGAGGCGGAACTCGCCCTCGATGACGTAGCTGAAGGCGCGCCGGATCACGCCGGCCGCGGTCTCCAGTTCGATGCGCAGGATCCGGGCGGCGGAGAGTTCCCCGTCGCCCAGCTGGTTCATCTGCCGAGGAATGACGATGAGCTTGTTGCCATCGGCGGCGTCGAACGGAAGGTCGCCGAAGTCGACCACCTCCTCGTCATTGCCGTCGAACAGGCGCGCGCGCACCGCGATCGGGGTGATCGCATTGCCATTGAGATCGGTGAAGCCGACCTCGACGTTGACCTCGTAATCCTCGGGGTAGAACTTCACTTAGGCTGCTCCACCTGCATCTTCAGCCGGCGCGGCTTCAGACGAAGCGGCTCCTGCCCCATCAGGATCTTCACCCACAGCACCGCCATCAGCAGCGGCAGCCACGGCACCTTCTTCATTCTGAGCTCCAGCATTGAGGGCGGCGCCGAGATCACCGGTCGCGGCAGCCAGGTCGGCCGCGGTCAGGCGGTCCTTGGCGAGTTCGCCAGCCAGATCCACGACGAGCGTGTCGCCGTTGGCGGCTGCCAGCAGCTGCTCATCGGTGAGGCCGGTCGAGGCGTCGGTGACGTCCTTGGGCTTGGTG